GGCGGAATGAACTGGCAAAATATTCTGGGATATAGTCTCATAAGCATTTGGCTACTGGGATTCTATATATGGACCTGTAAGGAGATAGGTACCAAGGAAGCTACTAAAACATGGTTTTTAGCCATTTGCGCAGCTTTTATAATTGTTTTCGGGGCTTACCTTATTGGTATTTAGTTCAGCTAACCGAAGCGATTGCATAGAAAAAGACCGCTGAATATTGGAAGGCAGCGGTCTCTGAGCTAGTTGAAATATGCTTCAGATTAATGAAATCAACAAGGAAGAACCTAGCTCGTTTAAATTATATCACAAAAAAGGACTACCGCGGTATGATACGGCAGTCCATGAGCTAGGGAATGGGGAAGCTAATTAATCGGTAAGAAGCCTAGCTCGCGCACATATTTTGTCTTCTCAAAAGACAAATATATTTTAACAAGATAGCGTTTTCGAAATCAACCGCGAACGGTAGCAAGGAGGAAAAATAATGGCGACATACAAATTATTAGCCGCTGGGCGTGACAGCACAGGGTATTATTATACGAGGTGGGATAGGGCAACTCCAATATCTGTTAAAGCAGAAACAGAAGCAGAAGCACTAGAGAAAGCCAAAAAGGCTCTAGGTACACCACCAGGCGTTTCTGACAGCTGGGCTTTTAGATTAAAAGAAATAGTGGTTGATTAGATAGAAGCTATAGCAGAAAAAAGACTGCCGTAATCACTCGGCAGCCTCTGAACTATGGGATGTTAATATCACTGATCAGTTAATTATCTAACTCGACACCATTGTACAACAAGGAACTATATAAAAAAAGACCGCCGGAAACGAGCTGACAGCGGCCTTTGAGCCAAGTGTCAAAAAATGATCGTAATCATTTTAAGAACTCCTTTGCTCTATATATAGGATATCTCATCAGGCTTAAGCGAACCTTAAAGTAAAGAATACCAGCCGCAAAAGCGACTGGCAGAAGAAGTCTAAACAAAATATTCCAGTTTAGCTCTTCATCTGTAGTCGGTCACAGCTACAGGGTTAATCGTCAATGCTGATCTATATACTTGTTTTCCGCCAAGTAGGTATTGAAGGTAATGACCGAGATACCTGTTATTATTTTAATAAAAAATAATAACATTTATTAGAATAATCAGTTAAGAAAAGGATAAAAAGGCACCAAGCTTTTGTTTGATAGTATTGCGTCAATTAGTCGAAAGAGTTCGGTAACGAAAAAAAATCGCAGAAAAAAGACCACTGCAATAGGGTGGCAGCGGCCGTGAGCTGGCTGAAATATGCGCTTAACCCGATTAAAAAAAGGAGTAGTCAGCTCACGTACATTGTACAACAATTAAGAAATGGATGTGAATCAATATGATACCGAAGTTTAGAGCTTGGGATAAAAATACAAAATGATGATAAAGCTCAATTAAACGTGACGAAGATTCGGATCAGATCCGGGATCGTCGCCTATCATGTAGGAAAAACAAAAAAACACAATATATTGTATGCGAAAATACGTTCCTACGATATATTGTGGATAAACCTGTTAATATGTGCATAACAAAAATAAAACGTTGATTGAGTGGGGGATAAGCATTGTCAGAATTAACTAAGACTAAGTTAGCGGATTTAGAAGAAGATTTTCGATCATACAAAAAAATACCGAGCAAGATAGCCGAGGCATTAGTTGCTAGGGAATGGAAGCCCGAAGATACTAACTCTTGGATCAAGGGGAGTCAGACTCATACAGAAAAGGCTTTGAATGATCTCATAAAGAGAGAAGATAATAAGAGCTATCTGTATTATTCGAAGCTTTACATGGATATCACTAATGCATATGAAAGCCTGAATAATGAGCTTAAGACGATAGTTGATAAATACTTGTGGGGAGATTTTGACTACCTTGAATGGCGCGAGATTGCCGAATATGAACATTGTTCCAAAACAGCAGTATATAAAAAAAGATTTAAAATATTAGAGAGTTTAGCCGTTCAGCAAGGAAAAGTGTTCTAAAACGTGTGGTAGACCACCCTGTCAATGCCCTAAAATAGTATTATCAGAGAGTTTTAAATAATCCATCAAGCAGACGACTCAATTTAACTTTATTGGCATGAAGTTTCTCCTTATACTACTTAACATACATTCGTCTAGCTTGGTGGATTTAATGCTGTACACAAAAAATTTAAGAATGGAGTTGAAGAACTCCATTTCGTTCAAAGTTCACATTCCGCCTTTCATTTTGTCAAAAGAACTTTCTTGATTGATATTAAAACAAGCTTCACGACATCATAAACTTTGTTATACTTGTTACAAACAATGTATAAGGGAGTGCTTTTTGAGTGGACAAGTCTGGTGTAGTCAAACTAAAAATTCATTTAGAAGGAAAAGCTTTTGATCCCAAAGAAGGGTATAATCTTTTCTATTTATCGGAATCACTATCAAATTTTCAAAACTTGGTTGAGAAAACTTATCTTTATACCGAAAATAAAACTCAAATGTCTAGTGTTGATAGGGAAAACTTAGAGGTTAAGCTGACGAATATTGAGGAAGGCTCTTTTTTGAGTGACGCTTTTATATGTATTCGAGACATGACCTTGCCTTTAGTCCCACTAATTGCAGAGACTAAACCAGAAATGATTTGGGAACTTATAAAACAATCATACTCATACATAAAGACAACCCTTAAAGCGAGAAAAAAGGGAGAGGTGACTAAGGTGGAAATGAATGATTCTACTGGATCGTTACAGGTGGTGGACAATCATGGTGATATAATCATCAATAATATTAACCCTGCCGTAATAGAAGTTGCAGCAAAAACAAGTCCCATATATTACAGAATGGCCCACCTTGTAACTGATGATGACAGGGTTGAGAAGATTACACTAGGTGAAGACGATTCATCTGATGAATCGATCTCCTTAGGAATAAAAGAAAAAGAACTTTTTAAACGAACAACATACCTTTCAGACGATGTAATAACTATATCAGGAGTTATGACAAGGGCAAATGGAGATTCATTAACTGGTAGATTAGAGGTAGATGAAGCGGAAAACCTAGAAGCAGGTCAATATCAAGTGGAGTTCTTAGAAAAAGATGATGCCCCAAAGATTTTGAAGGATTCATTATTTGCTAAAAGAACATTTACTTGCATGGTTAGGTACAGTTTTGATCCCATTACGTTAACTGATAATGTGATTGGGCTAAAGATTATTAAGATGAAATCATAGAGATTAAGGAAAAGGACTGCTCTTACGAGCGGTCCTTTTTACTTTGCTCAAGGAGGCTAAGCAATGAGAGCATACTGGTATGTGTCGTTAAACAATAAATACCCGCTGCCGATGAAAGGACAGCATAAACGTGTAGTGATGTCTGTTCAAATGAAGGCGAAGTATTCGATTGTAGAAATGACTAGAGATGCAACGCCAGTAGAGATTGATCATTGCAAGCTAGTCTATTGTGGGTACGGCCGTTGGAAAGATGATCATGTGCAAGAGAATATCGGCAAATACATATAGAGAGGTGGTGGCGCGGATGTGGAAAAACGAGAGTTAGCCTTCAAATTATATAAAGAGAGTAACGGAGAAAAGCCATTAATAGAAATTGCTAAAGAAATAGAAGCGTCACCAGGAACTGTGCGTGGATGGAAATCTCGATACAAATGGGATGAAGCGTTAGGGACAAAGATTCGTGAAACGCAACGTAGCGTTACGCGTAACGTTACAAAATCTGAAACGCCTAAGTTGGTGATTGATAATGACGATCTGACAGAACAACAGAAAATGTTCTGTCTCTTTTATTTACAACACTTCAATGCGACAAAAGCGTATCAGCAAGCGTATCAATGTGATTACAATACAGCTAATGCAAACGGAAGTCGTTTGCTAGTAAAAGCTAGTGTAAAAGAGGAACTCCGGAATTTGAAAGCCGAACTGCAACAGGAACAATACTTTACAGTACAAGACATCATAGCAGACTACGCAAAGCAGTGGAAAGCAGATATAAACGATGTGATTACATCTGATCGTAAAAGGACTAAAGCAGTGGATGGTAAAGGTCAACTCGTTAAAGACGAAAAGGGGGAGCAAGTATACCTCTATTACAATACGATTACTGCTAAAAACTCAAATGAGTTCGACGGTCAGCTTGTAAAAGAAATAACTCAAGGTCGTGACGGCGTTTCAGTTAAGCTGCATGACAAGCAGAAGGCCATGAATGAGTTAATGAAATATCTTGGAGGCGATAAGCTCCGGGAAGCGCAATTATCTAAAATAACTGGAAACGATGGAACTACTGATGATCAAGAGACTTGGAAACAAGCAGTAATTTCTGCAGCAAACAAGCGGGCGGTGAAAGAAGATGAGTAATGCTTTCGTTCCATTTGCTGATATAGGAGCTGCAATAGATTATTACTACGATAAGCCTGTTGCTTTTTGTGAGGACATCCTACATTTTGTTCCTGATGAATGGCAGGAGTATGTTTTAAACGATTTAGCGGAGTTCCCTAAAGTTTCTGTTAGATCCGGTCAAGGCGTGGGTAAAACGGCATTAGAAGCGGGATCTATTTTATGGTTCTTAACCTGTAGACCTTATGCGAAAGTAATCGCTACTGCTCCGACAATGAAACAACTCTATGATGTTCTTTGGGCAGAGGTTGCAAAGTGGCTTAACAATAGCTTGATCAAAGATTTACTGAAGTGGACTAAGACAAAAGTCTATATGGTTGGCGATTCAGAGCGTTGGTTTGCTACAGCACGTACAGCGACTAAACCGGAGAATATGCAAGGATTCCACGAAGATCATATGTTTATTGTTGTCGATGAGGCTTCGGGGGTCTCCGATCAGATCATGGAGGCTATTCTTGGTACATTATCAGGTTTCGATAATAAACTTCTGATGTGTGGTAATCCAAACAATATAGAGGGAGTCTTCTATGATTCTCACAATTCTGATAGAGATAAATATCGAGTTCATAAAGTTTCGAGCTATGACAGCAAACGAACGAATAAAGAGAACATTGATATGATTCTCAGTAAGTATGGACAGGACAGCGATGTGGCCCGTGTCCGTATATTTGGCGAGTTTCCTAAAGGTGCACTTGATTCGTTTATTAGTTTAGAGATTGTTGAATTTGCAAAGGATATTAACATTCCTGAATCAGAATTAAAACATTTAAAAGAGGGTCATATCGGTGTCGATGTGGCTCGGTTTGGTGACGACTCAACAATCATTTTTCCGAGAATTGGTGCTAAGGCGCTTCCGTTCGAAAAATACAGTAAGCAAGATACTATGCAAACGACTGGTAGAGTGTTGAAAGCTGCAAGGCGGATGATGTCCGATTACCCTAATATTAATAAAGTATTTATAAAAGTTGATGATACAGGCGTCGGAGGTGGTGTCACCGATCGTTTAAAAGAGGTTATTAGTGAAGATAAATTACCATATAAAGTTATACCTGTTAATAATGGAGAATCTTCAACAGATGATTACTATGCAAATAAGGGTACTCAAATTTGGGGAGATATTAAGGAATTACTTGAACAGAATATTTCAAATTCAGTTAATGGCGTAGAACCTGCAATTGAATTACCTGATAATGCTAATTTGATCAAAGAATTGAGCACCCGCAAATTCAAAATGACAAGTAATGGAAAGATAAGGCTTGAGAGTAAAGAAGATATGAAAAAAAGAAATGTGGGCAGCCCCGACATTGCTGATGCATTAACACTTGCATTTTATGAGCCACCTAGTCGAGTTGCTAAAATCAAAAATCGTCCATCGTGGATGAATTAAAGAAGGTGAAATAATGGCGATTGCAATTGATCGTGAACTAGCAGGAGATATAAACAACCCTAGCTTTGATGTAATTAATTACTGTATCGAGGAACACGAGAAAGAAATTCCTCGTCTTCAAATGCTTTTTGATTACTACGAAGGGAATCCACACAAAGTAGGAAAAGAATCGGATAAAACACCTCATGAAAAAGATGAGTATTTCGTTAACAATGCAAAATATGTAACAGATTTGATGGTCGGTTTTACTGTTGGTGCCCCGATTTCCTATACAGGAGCCAAAGGAAATAATATTCAACCCGTTCTTGATGCTTTGGATGCTATGAAGGTAAAAAAGCATGATAAGGAATTGGAAAAAGGTTTGTCGGCTATGGGGATCGGAACAGAGCTGCACTATTTAGCGATTAAACCAGGTACAGAGAATGAAACTATCCCTAAAATTGCATGGATTGATCCTCGCGGCATGATTGTTGTTGTGGATGATACCGTTGAGCGGCAAAAGCTATTTGCTATTCGACCAATTGAAAAGCAGGACTTGAAACGAAAGAAATTCTGGGAAGTTCAGATCATTACAACAAAAGGAGCAATCATCTACAAATCTAAAACAAAGAAGCTATCTAGTGACTCCATGTTAGATACGCCCAAATTTAAAGAGCATTTCTACCAAGAAGTACCTGTTGTTGAGTTCAGAAACAATGAAGAGAAGCAAGGTGACTATGAACAACAGCTTTCTCAAATTGATAAATATAACCTTTTACAAAATGATCGTATTAAAGATAAAGAAAATTTTGTAAAGGCGATCATGTTTCTATTTGGTTTTGGTCTCCCTGATGAAAAGCCAAATGATATTAATGGAACTATGGCTGTAGAAGCGCCGTCAAAAGAAGAAGGTGGAGACGTAGAATACGCTACGAACACTTTTACAGAATCAGAAGTTCAGACGTTGGCTGATTCGTTACTAGATGACTTCCATAAGACGACATATGTTCCTAATCTGAACGATGAAAGTTTTGCAGGAAATATCAGCGGCGAAGCAATGAAGTATAAATTGTTTGGTTTGCTGCTTGTATTGTCAATTAAGATAGGATACTTGGAAGATGGTATCGTTGAGCGCTTGCGCCTGTTGCAAAATATCTTACGGGTTAAAGGCCAAAATGTTGACGTGGATGGTGTGACAATAAAGTTCAAGCCTAACCTGCCAATAAATCGGTCAGAGATTATTAAACAAATAAGTGATTCGCAAGAATTTATACCACTTCTTATTAGTTTAGGTTGGTTAGATGATATTGATAATCCAGAAGAAGTTGTTGATATGTTGGAGGATCAAAAGACCAAGAATATGGAGATGCAAGCTAAAGCATTAGGTGTGCAGGCAAAAGACAGTCACTCAGATTTAGACGAACCTCCAGAAGAAAAAGAAAACGAGGAGAATGACGATGAATGAACTAATTAACAGGAAACTTGCTGAAATACATGAGAATAATATGACTCTGGAAACAACTTTTTTTGAGCAACAGAAAGGATTGAGCATGGTGGCCAAACAAAGCAGGTTCATGTTTGATGAATGTATCGCGAATGGATTCACCGAGGACCAAGCTCTAAAACTGGTTATAGGATTATTTTCAGGAAACGGGGGTTAACTGAATGATCAAAGCAACGTTCAAAAAGAGTGACGGATATGTGTCTTGTATTTCAATTAGTGGTCACGCTTTTCATTCGCCAATCGGAACAGATATAGTATGTGCTGGTGTTTCGGCATTGTTTATTACGATAGTGAACGAGTTATCCGGAGAAATAGTAGATGTTAACTCCAATAACGGGCAATCAATAATTATTGAACCGAAGCGGAAAAACACAATTCTCATAACCGCACTAATTCATGGCCTACAGAGTATCGAAGAGCAGTATCCAGAAAATCTTAAAGTAGAGGTGATTGAAGATGTCCATACCAATATTGAAGTTATCTGATGGTGTATATCTTGATGGAAATAAAATAGAAGGCATTAAGGCAATCAACATTGATTCTTCTGTAAGTAAAGTTAGCGAGGTTACGCTAAAATTTTTTTGCCAAATAGAAGGTGTTGATTACATTGATAAAACAACTGAGTCAACTGATGCCTACAAGATTACGACAGGAACTTTGCCAGCAGATGCTATAACAACAGATGGGCAACTGGATTGGGAAGTCATGAAAGAGCGAATGCTTGAACGAACTATGCTAATCGAGGAGAAGCGAAAGGTCAATGAAGATTCTGTTGATCAAGAGGTTTTATCCGAATTGAAAGAAATCAAGACACTCATTAAAGATTATACCGAAGGTGCCGCAGAACGTGATTATAAAATGGCTCAACTCAATGTGTGTGCTTTCAATCATCATCAAAAAATGCCAAAATTTTGTCAGAAAAAATCAAAAAACTCTGATATTACAATTCCATTGGCTATAGACGGAAAGAGGATAGGCGAGTTATCAGCCGCATTAATTAGTGAAATTGAAAAAATCGGCACTATAGAACTATAGGAGCTGATTAAATGGCTCAAAAGAAACAAAAACAAGATGACTCTTATTGGCTCGATCGAGGAATCAAGCAAGAGAAGAGAATTAACGATGCCGCACAAAAAGTCGAACAAAAAGTTATATCAGCGTACTGTCAAGCTCAGAGTTACTTAACTAGGCAGACAAGAAATTTATTCAATAGGGCAAAACAACGGTCAGGAATGGATGAAGAGGAAACCAGAGCCTTGCTTAATCAACCTGTCCAGCCTGATGAACTGGTGGAACTAAGAAAGCTCGCTGATGATGTATCTAATCCTGATCTTCAAGCATCAGCGAGAAAACGATTGAACGGTCTAGCGTTTAAAGAGCGGATAACCAGAGCCGAAGACTTGAAAGCCAAGTCTTTTTTAGTTTCTAAACAAATCGCTGATGTGCAACTAGAAAAATCTACTGAGTTTTATATTGATGTCATCCATGATTCATACAATGAAACAACGGCTGAAGCAGTGATCCAACAAATTGAACAGGCAAAGAACGATTCGATTATCAATGTGTGGGATGATCAAAAGTATGATTCCCAAATTGAGACTTTCAGACAAGCTCAAAAGCGTGGAGTACCAATTGAAGTTTGGAATGATCCGAAGAACCGATCGAATGATTACGAATTCAAGGAGCTTTCTACAAAATATACGAAAAATATTCTGGATTCACATTGGCATGGATCAAATTATTCAAAGCGAATTTGGAAAGATACTGAAGCCTTAGCCAAACGTCTGGAAGAGTTATTCACTGTTGAGTCAATGACAGGAATGTCTGAGTTTGAAATGGCTAAAGCGATAGCGGCCGAATTTGACCGATCAATTGGCGTTGCTCAGCGTTTAATACGAACCGAAGCCAATTACATGGCGAATCAAGCAAAGCTCAAAGCGTGGCGTGACAGAGGTGTAAGAGAGTATCGTTTAATTGCTGTTTTAGATTTCAGAACTTCAAAGATTTGTCAGGGGAAAGACGGTAAGATTTATCTTGTTTCCGAAGCTGTTGTTAATGGGGCTGCCGGAACATACCCGCCATTTCATCCGTGGTGTCGAACAATTGCTGTTGCTTATATCGGAAAACGATCACTGACAGGTAAACGAACTGCTAATGATCCGATCAGTGGTAAAACAATGACAATTGAACAACGTGATACTTACGATGATTGGATGAAAAAGCTCAAAGAAAACTATTCGGATGAAGAAATAGAAGTTCAAAAGAAAAAGATCCAGAATAGAAAGAAAGATACCACTGATTTAAAACGATTAAAAGAAACAATAGGTGAGGAATATAGCCCAAAAATATTGGATGAATATCAGGACATCAAGTATAATAATGATAAGAAGTGGAATGATATCAAGAGAACTTATGGCGATGTTAAAAGGATGAAAAATTCTTTCAACAATTATGAAGTTTTAAATAAAAGTGATAAAATTCGGAAACTTCCTGTTGAATCAAAGCCTAATTCTGTTAAAGATTTTTTTATTGGTGAGACATTAGAACAGCGGCGGTACTACGGAAAAACTGGTAAACCGAGAAAAGATATCGATTATTCAAATCATGGAAATGAAAAACTTCACCCAGATGTTCCTCATGTTCATGATTGGACTTCCTACGAACGAGGCAAGAAAGCAATTATTTCTCGTTCAAAGGACAGAGCACGAAATATTTCAGAAAAAATAGTAGACGATTGGAGGGATAAAAAGTGAGCATTCGTGATGATGTAATATTTAGTTTAGAAGTACATGGTGATATTGAATTCATTTACCAAGGACAGCATTATTATATAGGCTACAATAATAATAACCGCGATAATCCAGATAATGGGTACATCATTTTGAAAAGTCCTGATAATCAAATCGCTATTGGGCATTCGTCTGATTGGACAGATGCATTAGACCAGCCGATTTTTAAGGGAAAAACTATTAATGATGTTTTTGATAAAATTGAATTTACTTCTTTAACGTAACACTTAATCATAAATAGTTGGTTAGGTGTTTTTATTATGCCCATTGTTACTTGGGGCAATATAAATTAAGTGAGCAAATAAACGTATGTGGGTTCACAACTAAATATCAAATGATCAAGCACTGTGTCTGAGCTATAGCGTGGATGGAGTGCTTTTTGTTATGCAGTTTTGAATGTGCATGGGTAGGTAAGGAGAGTTATATTTATGATGAAAAATAAACAGGAAATGACACGGTTTGTTCGGTCTCTTTGTGAAGAGCCATTAATCAAAATGAATTTACAAATGTTTGCTGAAGAGGGAGACGGTGACGGGGAAGATGGATCAGAAGATGATGAAGCCATTTCCTTTAAAAACCAATCAGAATTAGATTCCTGGTTTGATAAAAAAATGTCTAAGTCCTTGGAAACTGCAAAAGCTACATGGGATAAAGACCAAGCTCAGCGAATTAAAGACGCAGAGAAAAAAGGAAAGATGACTGCTGAAGAACAGGCGCAATATGAGCTGCAACAAGAACGTGATCAATTAGAAGCAGATCGACTATCACTAAAATGTGAGAAGGACGAAGCAACAACAATCAAAAGGTTAGCAACAGATAAGCTGCCCGATTCATTATCCGACACGTTAAAGCCACTTTATGGCGGAGATGAGGATCAATTAGAAGAAGCGTATCAAGCAATATCCAAGTCGTTTAGAGATGCAGTGGAGTCAGCAGTAAATGAACGGTTGGCAAGTAATGCAACACCACCTGCTGGTCAAAATTCCAGAAACTCTAAAGAATCACTTGGTAGCCGTGCAGCGAAAGCAGCCAACGAGAGAACAGCACCAAGAACTGACCTATGGGGTCAAAAATAGGAGGAAAAAATATGTTTGCAGGAAAGAAAAAAACAGTAGAAGAAATCAACTTTTTAGCGAGTGCTAATTTCCAAAACTTTACAGAACAAGCAGATAAAAGTTATAAGGCTGGAGAGGTTTATCCAGCTAATGATAATACTGCAAAAGGTATTGTCTTTAATGACGTGACAGTTACTGCCGAAACTGGACCACAGCCATGTGCCGTTATGGTTGAAGGTTATGTTTTAGAAGAACGCTTGCCTGAAGCTGTTGAAGCCGATGCCAAAACAGCCATGAAAGAAATCAAATTTAGATAATGGAGGATATGAAGATGTTAACTAAGAAAACTATGGATTTACAACTATTTGCTGGAACACCAATCACTGATTTATTTACTCAAAATGAGATTTTAAATTACGTTCGAGATCGTGAGTATGCACCGTTATTAGGCGAAACTCTTTTTCCTGAACGAAAAACACCGTCATTGACTTTTGATCAAATCAACGGAGGTAGCCGAATTCCGATTGCTGCATCGGTTCATGATTTCGATACAGAAACAGAGATCGGTTCTCGTGAAGGTGGAAAGCAAGAGTTGGAGCTATCTCTTATCAAACGTAAATTACAATTGAAAGAGAAAGATATTATTGCGATTGAAAACCCACGAACTCAAGCTGAACAGGATTATTTGATTGGTCGTGTTTACAACGATATTGATGTTTTAGTAGCTGGGGTACGAGCGCGTATCGAAGCTATGCGGATGGAAATGTTAGCTACTGGAAAAATCACTGTAGCTGAGAATAACTTGAATTTGAATGTGGATTATAACATTCCATCAGATCATCAAGAGGCCTTAACAGGTACTGCAATGTGGACAGATCCTAGTTCAGACCCGTTAAAGGATTTGGAACGATGGATCGATGCAATGGATGTAACACCTTCGAAGGCGTTGACTTCTCGCAAAGTTTATCGTGCTCTAGCTTCTCATCCAAAGATTATTGCTGCAATTTTTGGCAAGGATTCAGGTCGTGTGGTTTCTCAAGGTGACCTTGATGCA